AATTTAAGAGCGAACCATATTTGAGTAAGGAAATGGCAGCGCTAGTACACACTACTATGCTACCTGCCATGAAACTGTATGAGTATGTGTCATGTTCCCCTGTCAAGGGAGGTGGGCCACGTATGCGTCCGATTTGCTTATGGTTAGTGGGTGAATCTGGTGTAGGGAAGACAGAGATGGTCTATCCACTTTGTATTGATGTGTTGCGTACAATGGGAATGATCAAAAAGGATGATTTCCATCACCAAGTTTATGGTCGTCAAGTGGAAACTGAATTTTGGGACGGATACAAAGGACAAAAGATTGTTATTTATGATGATGCCTTCCAAAAGAAAGATGACAAAACTGCGGCTAACCCTGAAATTTTTGAAGTTATCCGATCTTGTAATACATTCCCACAACACTTGCATATGGCAGCTCTTCACGATAAGAATACATTCTCTGCTGCTGAATTACTATTGTACACAACAAATGATTATAATGTCAAGTTGGAGTCTATTACTTTTCCAGATGCTTTCTTCAACCGGATGGGTGATATGGCATATAAAGTTCAACCCAAGAAAGAATATGGCATTTTGACAGAAAAAGGAAACTCTGGTGCGACTTACCTAAAATTGGACAAGAGTAAACTTGATAAGACTAAAGCCATTGATCTTTCCGTGTATGAATTTCAAAAGATTGTTCGAGATGAGAAAAGCGATGCTGGTTGGATTGAATCTGGAGCACCTATTGATTACGAAACTTTTGCGGCAACAGTATGCAACAAGTGGAAAGAAGCAAAACAATCTTCAATGGATAAACTCAAATTTCTGGAAGAATATGCTATTCGAGCTCAGGTTGAACCTGAAGAAAAATCAGAATACGGAGATTGTTTTGATTTTGTTGATGATATCGCTAAACGCATGGTCAAGGGTGAAACTCTAGAAGAAATTGAGTTTGATTATGCATCAGATCCTGAGGTGTTCACTCTATATTTCCAGTTCAAGTCGTCGATGAAACCAGCTTCCCGTTGGCAGAAGTATAAGGATCGCATGGATATTTGTTTGAGTGATTGTAAGGCCTACCTAGCAAG